ACCAGTAGCTCATTCACCCCGACGTAGATGATCAACGTCACGGCAGTGCAGACCTCGGTGGCGGTGAGGGTTTCGATCACGTCGAACGCCATCAGCATCGTGATCGCGGCCTGGGCGAGGCCGTAGGCGATCCACACCCACAGGGTCGCGTCGGGCCGGTAGGCGCGTCGGCGCGGGTCGAGCTCCTCGGGATCCACTAGGTCACGAGGAGGCCGATGGCGACGAGGGCGAGGCCGGCGGAGATGAGCGACCCGCGCGCCCGGTCAGGCGTCGCGGTGATCTGGATGAGGCCTTCCAGCACGAACAGGATGGCGGCGACGAGGAACAGCCAGTCGGCGATGTCGGTGTGGCCGGAGGAGATGTCGGCGAGGATCATGACGGGGCCGGTCCGACGAGGGCGCCGAACGAGTAGATCCGGTCGACCCGTTCCGGCGTCGGATTCTGGCCGGCCTGGCGGGCCCAGTGCTGGGCGTCCTGCCACTCCCACTCGTTCAACCAGCGGATGGCGGTGAACCGGCCGTCGGTGGCGTAGACGGCGCCGGCGACGGTGCCGTCGGCGCCGGTGGCTTCGATGAACTGCGGGCATGAGAACGCCATGTCATCCTCCTCGGGTGGTACGGGGGCCGGCAGGGTGCCGGCGGCGACATCGGCGCGGAACGGATCCATGTCCCAGCTGTCGGACCCGGACGCGTAGCGGGATTGGCCGGCAGGGTCGATTTTGCGGGCCGGGCCCGCCCATTCCAGATGCGAGTGGACCTGGTCGACACCGATCCCGTAGGCGGCGCACAGAGCGGCGCACAGGGCGACGTAGGCGTCCTGCATGACGGCGGGCCACGGTTCGCCGATCCCGTCGTTGCCGGCCTCGATGCCGATGGCGGCGGCGTTCATGGAGTCGTCGTCGACGATGCCGCAGTAGTCGATGCCGGGCCCGTTGGTGTTCGACGCGCCGGCGGCGCACACGTAGATCTCCGGCACCCGGCTGAGGTACAGATTGCAGATCGGGGCGTCGGTGTGCGAGTAGGTGCAGTAGTTGGCGTCGGGGTAGCCGTCCATCGACGGGCCCGACGCGGTGTGGTGGACGATCACATGGTTGGGATGGCCGGGCTGGTAGCCGTCGGTCGACGCGCCGCCGGCGCCACCACGGGACAGCTCTTCCCAGCCGTCAAGCTCGATCACCGGGTACCCGGTGCGCCGGCACACGTCGGCCAGATCGGTCAACCAGACGCCCATCAGACGATGCCTTCCAGGATCAGGCGGATCTGGTCGAGGTCGTGTTCCAGTTCGGGGTGTTCGGCGTCGAGGATGTCGAGGATGCGGAGGGCGTCGAGGACGCGGGAGTCGCGGCGGCCGTCATCAGGACCGGCGCGCAGATTGTTGGCGATGCGGCGCAGCACGGCGACACGCATGGCGGGCGGATCGCCGGCGTCGTAGGCGTCCTCCGGATCGAAATCACCGAAATCGGTCACGGTGTCGCCGCCGGGTAGGACAGGGTGACGTAGACGGCGTGACCGGACGCCAACGGGTTGTTGAACCAGACGCCAGTGTTGTCCAGGTAGAACACGAAACACGTCTGATTGGCGGCACCACCCGGCCACGACGCGGACACGAACCGGATCCCGCCACCCGTCCAGATCTGGCCGGTGCCGACATGGGCGTCGATCGAGAAACCCGGCTCGAAACCGGCGGGGATCACCAGGCCGAGCGAGTTGGTGGTACCGGCGCCGGTCGAATCGGCCCGTGCTGTCGCCTGGATCCACCCGTCTCGTTTCAGCCAGTGCGAGTAGCGGGTGGCCGACGGGATGGTGGGGGCCGAGTTCAACGTCGCGCCCTGTTTCAACACGAGGGTTGGGTGGGCGATGGTGGCTTTGACGCCGCCGCCGCCGAGGAGGGCCCGCAGATCGACGAGGGCCGAGGCGGCGACCTGGGCGATCGGCAACTCCCAGGTGCCGGTCGGGGATTGGGCCGGGGTGGTGATGCCGTCGCGGTAGACGAGATCGGCGGTGTTCGCGGCGGGGTCGAAGCGGACGACGACGAGGCCGTTGGCGGTGACGGCGAGGACCTGGGCGCCGGGCAGTTCGCAGTAGTGGCCGTCGACCCAACAGGCGCCGGCTTGGACGGTGAGGTTGGGGTAGGCGAGCGTCGGGGCCATGTCGCCGCCCTGCCCGGCGACGACACCGGACGCGGCCCATACCCGGCCCATTTTCCGCCATCGGGCCTCGGATGTGACGGCGCCGTCGGATGCGTCGGTGGGCCACACGTTCATCGCGACCATGTCGGCCTCCTCAGATTCTTTCGAGCTGGCGTACACGCCGGTCGAGGCCGGCGAGGGAACGGAACAGGGCGAGATCACCGGCGGGTGTCCCCACCGACGGGATGACGGTCGCGCCGTTGCCGTCGAGGGTGACGTGGACCTCGCGGATCTGGTCGTAGACGGTGAGGCCGCCGGCGACGACGGTGACGGTGTCGCCCAGCGCCCAGTCGCGGCCGAACGCCTGGCCGTCGGTGTCGAGCGGGGTGAACACCACCGTGGTCGGCGGGACACCAGCCTTGATCGCCTCCAGCGCGGTTTTGTCGAGCTCGGTGGTGTCGGAGGTGTCGCGCCGGTCGATGAACGTCTCCATCGACCCCCACATGGTCGCGGACGTCGCGTCGGAGGTGAGGCGCACGATGCGGGCGGTGCCGACACCGCCGCCGCCGACGTAGGCGATGTTCGTCGTCGGCGCCTCGGTGGTCATCACCCAGCCGCCGAGCGTTTCCAGGCCGGCGGAGAACACCACGCCACGGTCGACGGGGGCGACCGCCCGGAACGTCAGATCCTCGACGTCGAAGATGATCCCCGCCGGGCGGGCGGTGTCCTGCAGGAGGGCGAGGAGGTTTTGCCAGCGGGCCGACACGGTGACCGCCGGGCCGGCCGGCGCCGGCGTCGGCACGACGAGGCCGGTGACCTTCCGGTTGGGGGTGGCGCCGGGGCCGACGTTGACGTTGACCAGTTCGGCCAAGACGGCGGCGACGTTGCCGGTGTGGACGTCGTAGGCGGTCGTCGAAAACGGTGGGATCGACGAACCGGGCTGCGGATGGGCGAGACGGCGGGCCAGCCACACGGTGTCGTCGACGCCGGACACGGCCAGCGAATCCCCGTCGAGGTCGACGGTTCGTTCCAGGTGGACAACCGGGCCGGAGCGCCAGATCGCATGGTCGAGAACGATCTCCAGGCGGGCGAACGTGTCGGAGATGAACACCCGTCCGGCTTCGGTGTCGGTCGGCAGGGTGACCGACCACGTCGACACGTCGTTGGCGCGTGCGATCACCTCCGCCGATTCGTAGGGGTCGACAGCGGCGACACGGGTACCGACCCGGTCGGTGACGAACAACTCCCAGGCGTTCATGCCGACAACCAACGGTTCTTCCAGGCGAACGTCACCCGGCTGGCGCCGGTCGCGGTCGCGAACCCGATGGCGATCCGGTTGGGGCCGGAGATGAGCGGCCACAGGGAGCTGTCGTCGGTGAGACGGCCGAACACGTTGGCGCCGTCCAGGCGGGCTGATTTGTGGCCGGGCCGGTGGTCGACGATCAACGTCGCGCCCGCCGCGATCGAACCGGTGAGATGCCACATCTGGCCGGTCGTCTGGTTGGTGACGGTCAGGTCGGTACCGGGCCCGACGGCGGTGATCACCGGCCAGGCGTCGACGTCGCCGCCGTTGGTGATGGTGAGACTGGCGAAGATGTCGGACGACGACAGGATGAGCGGCTGCGCCGCCCAGCTCCCGGCGAACGGAAACCACCGGTTCCCGGTCGTCGTGACGTCAGCGGTGACCGTTGATTCGGCGGCGTCCTGCCAGTACGGGTCGGCCGCCCGGAACGCCAGGGTGGTAAGGCCGAGCTGCTCGAAACCCTCCTCGTCCCAATCCTCCAACCCCGCTTCGTAGGCGCAGACGAGCTGGCGGCCGGCGTGGTCACCCTGCACGACGGTGAGAGTGCCCTCGCCCTTCACGGGGTCGAGGGCACGGGCCCAGCGGCGGGTTTCGTCGCGGCCGACGGCGGCGCCCGGCACCACCACCGGGATCGTCACCAGGCGTTCGTCGTGGCGGGCGTAGCGGAACCGGCCACCCTGCGCCTGGGGGACGCGGATCGTGTGGACGGTGACCGGGGGCATCATCCGCTGCTTCGCCTGGACGCGGGTCACGAAACGGATCGTCTCCCCCGCCGCGGAGCGCCACTCATGCGTCTCACAATCGGCGTCCGGCACCCAGGCGGCGGTCACCGGATCCCCGCCATCAGCTCCAGGCGGCGGAACCCGTAGGCGACATCGGACGCGTCGGCGGTGCGCGGGTAGATGTTCAACGTGTACCGACCGCCACCCTCCTCGGCGACGATGGCGCGCAACATCGCCTCCGGCGCGACGATCTCCGTGCCCGCCTCGCCGCCGAGGAACATCGTCGGCCGGGTCAGGACACCGCCGGCGGCCAACGTCGGGATGTCGGGGATGCCGATCGTCCAGCCGCCCACCGTCTGACCGCCGACATGGACGGGGCCGATGTCGAAACCGGGCAGGGTGAAATCGGGGACGCGAAACTCGATCGCGTTCCACGCCCGGATCACCGCGTTGATCGGACCTTTGATGGCGTCGACGATCGAACCGATCGACGATTTCACCCCGTCAATGATCCCCTTGATCGTGTCGGCGATCCCGTCGAACTTCTCCTTCACCCAGTCGAACACCTCGGTTGCCGCCGCGATCGGTCGGCGGATCTCGGCGACGATCGTCGTGATGTACCCGGAGATGGTCGACACGACGTTCCCGATGGCGTCGGCGATCGCATCCCATTTGTCTTTCACCCACTGCCACACCGCGGTCGCGCCCGCCTTG